TTGATACCCTTTCAACACTTTCATGTCTAACACAGCGCTTTCTTCGTCGGTAAAACCGAGTACCTTGAATACGTTGCCTTTTGTTACCGTTGGGACAGGTTTTGTGTATTCTTTTAAAAATCCCTCTCCAGGCTGTGTCCAACTACTTTCGTATTTCATCTTTCAATCCTCTGATTTTTCTTGTTGGTTCAACCAATCAAGCTGTGTTTCAACACGCCTCAAATCAATAGCATCAAGTTGTTTATCTTGCATTAACCCATTAAAGGTTTCTCCAGCGGCAACATTATCACCACTTGTTACTAGATTGACAAATTCTCTTGCTTTATTACTCATACTCTACTCCTGTGGTTCCCAATCTGTTGTATCTGGTGGATCATCATCTGGTCCTAATCCTACAGCTCCATCTTTTTTAATTTCTTTATCAATCTGTTCTATTTCTGATTCTGATTGTCGTAAGACATTCTTTCTTATCCAAGACTCAGAATAATATTTACCTACAAATTGATCTAATTGTTCTAGAGTTGCTATCCTCTCTCGTAGTATCTCAGCATCTTTGAGTTCTACAAAATGACCATCTTTCTGAAAGTCATAAGATATATACTCTTTCATCTGTGCCCAGTCATCATCTGTTATCAAATTTTTCAACAGAAGTTGGGTTTTTAAAATATCATCAAATAATCTAGAAAATTTAAGTCTAAGTCTATCTATAAATCTAGAAAACTTAACTTCATCTCTAGAAATTTCAGTCGCTCTACCTATCGCAAATGATGTCTCAGATTCCAATCTAGAAATAGGTACATTTAATGACTTGTACAATTTCTTTTGAAAATATAAAATATCTTCAATCTCGCCGAGATTTTGACCACCAGGCAATGTAGAAATTTCTGTTCCTCTTCCACCTTCTCGTCTAGGCAACCAAAAATCTTCAAGCATATTCATATGCTTTCTGTCATCTTTAATCTCACCTGTGTCAGCGTTATACACTAACTTATTACGATAACTTGTTTGTACTTCTTTTAAGTACTGTTCAGCTCTCGCTTTAGGTAGATTACCTACATCAATGTAGAAGATTCTCCTTTCGGGTGCTCTTGATATCCTATAGATAACTAGAGCATCTTCTAACATTCTTAGTTGGTTTACGACCTTCATGGCCTTATGCATATAACCAACTACCATTGTCTTGTTGTAGTCAAGTAACCCTGAAGTTACATGAGTTACAGCGTCATTATGAATTTTAATTGTCTGTCCAGTATTATTACCAGACTTGTCAAACCCCTCATCATTAAAGATATAGTATTCTTCTATCCCTTTAACTATTTCAACCTTTGTCTTAGGATCCGTCGCCTTTGCAACCTCACGAATCTTACGAATCTTTTGTGGGTCGATGGCTCTTAAACCCTGAATCCCTTTTTTGGGTTTTGATGCGTCTACCATTTTATGGTAGTACAATCTCCCATCAACATACCATTTTCTGTATATGTCGTGGGACAATTCCCTAAACCCTAATAATTGTAAAACTTCATCAAATTCTTTACGAATTTTCTTTTTAGTAGCATCCGGTATACTGTCAACTCTATCTAAATTGATAGATACTGGTGCATCTAAATCATTTGAAGATAATGATTCATTAACGATATCTTCAATTGCGCTATCACATTCTGGTACTAATGCCATTGTTCTATATCTAGCAACTAGGTCGGCTTCGGTTTTAACTCCACCTTCCATGTCAATAAATTGACCAATGACACCACCAGTAGCCGCAAAGCCACCCATGCCACCGTCTTTCGCAATTTCAATGACAGCACCATCATTAGAAGGTGGAACGAAACTATGTGCTTTAGTCTCGTCCCCCTTCCTCTTTATTTCATATCCAAATACTTCCATATTATATATTTATATCCGTTTCAAAGGATGTTATTCACCAACACGCTCAAAGTGAGAGTATGCAAATGTTACATCAGATGTTTCAATTTCATCTCCGCCTGCGCTATCAAGCTCTACTGCAGCGAGGACGGTTGGCCACATATTGTAAAATTCATATGTCGCGATAACTGAATCATCTCTACCTAATTGTGATACAGTTGCTTTGTCTACCATATATTCATATCCGACTGGACCTAGATTACTAGCTTTCGCTACAGTATCTTCCATCCAATCTTCTATTGCTGTCCTAGTAGACCACTCAGTATCATTATAGATAGTCACAGCCCAATCTTCGAAAGTTCTGTCGCCAGCTAACTTAACAGTTAAGCCTTTGTACTTCATCTCAGTGGGTGTGATCGTTTGACCGGGTAAAGATGCAGTTTTACATAAAAACTGAATTTTACTTCCCGACCGCGGAATAAAAACTTCAAATCGGTTATTTCTTGGACCAGCCCCTACGAGGTTAGCTTTAAATTGATTAATAGTTGCCATTTTTTATACCTCCTTAGGCTGCGCCTTCCTGTGGAATCCCAGCAGCTCCATAGACTTCTTCGAAATCTACACCTGACCTACTAGCCACAAAAGTTAAAGTTATGAAATTGATACTTCTAGCAGGTTTCACGAAGATCGCTGCTGTGAATTGGTTTGCATCAATAACTGCCGATGTGTTATTTGTTTCGTCACAAATAACCTTGAAGTCATAAATTCCTCTACGACCTTGTACTTGTCTCAAGAAAGGTTCAACGGCTGATCTGAAAGTTGCTCTTGTAAATGAATCGTTAAATTCAAATAGTTGGAACTTAGCTGCTGTTGAAATTGCTTTCTCTAACACTATGAACAATCTACGAACATTGATTCTACTAAATGCACTACCTGCATTTGTCATCAGAGTTTTATCTCCGAATAACAATGTTCCTTGCCCTGGGAATGTAACAACTGGATTAACCCGTGCTTTATAGAGGGCATCCCTATCAGCTTTACCCGGATTATATGCCAATTTAGTTACACCAAAAATTTGACCACGGTTGAATCCTGCTGGTGACCACCATGCATCATTCGTGTAGTCAGTCTTAGCACATAAGCCTGCTACCGCTCCGTTGTCTGGTACATAAGCATACCTGTCATTGTACCTATCGTAAATGTATAGCCAGTTACTACTCATTACAGCGTAACTTGAACTATTTAATGTATCTGCTGTGGTCTTAGCATTAGTAGCTCCGGAAGTTCCCGAATCTACAACATCAGACCTGATTGGAGAAAAGAATACGACTACATCTTTCCTATCCTCAGCAATATTCATTAATTGATTATAATAACTAGTTGCTTCGGCTCTCGTTACAACTGTTGTACCCGAACCGTTATCGGCTTGGGGACTACCTGATATCATCAAAGAAATATCTGTGTTATCTGCACTACCAAAGTGTGTATCCCATGCTGTTATTTTTTGTCCTGTTGTTGGTTGATAACCATTAGCGCCATTCGTAAACGAACGGAATTCAGGTAATGTACCACCAGTAAAAGTCGTACCTGCAGCATCATCACCTGCATTACCCCAAGTAGAACTATGGTCAGTCCAGTAAATATATTCACTGGTGTTTTCAAGAACAGTCACATAATAATTTGTTGCACCAAATTCATCTTTTGCATCTGCAGCTTTTGATAGAGCTTCATACTTTTCTAGAACCTCACCTACAACTCCAGAAACTAAACCATCTTCATCAGTAACAACAATGTGCAATTCATCAGCAGATCCAGCTGTAGCACGACCACTTGCATAAGTTGAAGTGCCTGGAGCTGAGTTGAATTGATTAGCGAATTCCCATTCTCTTGAGATGGCTGCACCACTTGAAACAGCAGCGGCCAACCCCTGAGTTGAGTCATCATCTTGTGCTAAAGCGAGATCACCGGCTCCTGAAGATCCAGAATCAAAAGTAATCGCAGATACTTTGTATCTAGTAGTATCAGAACCAATAGCTGTAATAATATCCCCAACTACAAACTTTTGTGCTAAATTAACTCCAATTGAAGTTCCATCTAGAGCTGCAGTTGCATTAGTTTCAGCAACTGATGCCTGTGAAAATGCATTTGCACTACCACAAGAATTTATCTTTAAA